GAAAATAAAACAAAATTGATTCCCAGAGAGAATCTGTTTCAAACGCAAACTCCTCAAAGCATTTCGCTTGAAAAACTAAAGCATTTACACAAAGAAGCAAAAGCAAGAAACATAGAAGGAGCATCCACATGTGAGCTACTATATCAATTAAACGAGGAAATATTTTTCTCCAAAGGATCAACAAGCAACATCAAAGTAACTACGAATGAGGATTTACGTATATTAGAATATTATTTAAGCAGAAGGAAGGATTTAGAATGAAATTAGTCAGTATTATCATACCGATGTACAACTCAGAGTATTTTATTTTTAATACTTTGGAATTGATTTCCAAACAAACTTATCCTAACTTTGAAGTGATTATTGTTGATGATTGTTCCCGAGATAATTGTTATAAATTATGTAAGGAATTTACGCTTACGCACTCCGGATTTCATTTGTATCAAAATGAGGAAAACAAAGGCATCTGTTACACACGCAATTACGGCTTAAGCTTAGCAAAAGGGGATTATATTGTTTTTTGCGATGATGACGATGAGATAACACCTGATTTGATAAGCGATAATATTTCATTATTGGAGAAATATGATGCTTCTTTTGTTAAATTCGGGCGATCGTTGATTGATGTCGATAAGGACGGAAACATCGTATCTGAAACAAGCTCAAAGATCACCAATGAACTGATTTTTGAGAATCATGAGCTTATCGATGACTTTTTTAAAATTAAGAAAACAGGTGTTTTGATTAATGTATGGAACGGCATTTATAGAAAATAAATTATTGAGAAAAACAATCTGTGTTTTGATACTGCGATGAAATTCGGAAGTGAGGATGCGAAATTCAGTTTGGAATATCTATTAGCCTCTAAAAAGCTGGTAATTAATCCTAATAATTATTATATTCATTACAGAAGAGTGAATTCATCTACTTCAAAACAGTTCAATATGAATAAAATAAATTCTTTAGTCGAAACTGCCAAAACCGAGTCTTTAATTTGGGATAGAATTCATAACGAGATTGAAGTTATATGTGCTAAAAATGCTTATGTAATTAATATCATCGTCTTACAGTTATTAAACGAAAATTGCTTGTATTCAAATCATAAAAAAATTCAGATCATTAAAAAAGTATCTAAAGAAAATCACTTACGGTATTCATTAAATTTTAAATTATTATTTGGTTTATTTAAGAAAAGCAGAAAACAATTCGTATTTTCTATTCTCATGAAGTTAAAATGCTATGCTATGGTTCTAAGAATACTATCAAAGTATTCAATTAATTAATTAATAAAAAGGAGGGTCTCTAATGTTAAGCTATATGATTTTCGGAATCTTGACGATCGGTGGATTAATTAATATAAAAAATCCTCGATTTACTAAATGGTATTCAATAATATTACCGGGTTATATAGTAGTTTTATCGCTCTTTAACACATATAATGCAGATTATGATGTATATTACAGAATTTTTTATAATAAAGCTTGGTCATCATTAGAGATCGGATATGAAGTGCTGACTGATATCGCAAGATTATTACATATAAATTATCAATTCTTTTTCAGTATAATTTTATCGATTTCTTTTTATTTGTTATATAATGGTATTAACGCATTAATAAAGATCAGCGATAAAAAATATGTATATTTTCTTTATTTATTGTATCCGTTAATGCTTGATATTACACAATATCGATTTTTTCTGGCAACTGCGATTGTAGTTTTTTGTTTGAAATATCTTGTATCTGAAGATAAAGGCGATATTTATAAGTATTTGATTGGTGTTATTATAGCTTCAACCATACAGATTACATCGTTATTTTATGCTTTATTTATTTTATATAGGATTCCGCATAAAAAGATAATATATAAATATTCTCTGTTGATAACATTCGTGCTTCTTTTTACATTGCTGACAGTGAATACTGATTTTATTATCTCGTTTTTAAGTAATTTAGGAAATTCGAAAATGTCTATTTATTTTGATAATCATTTAAATTTTGGTATCCTTATTGCATTTTATTATATGCTCGGATCGTTAGCATCTATTTATTATATAAAAAAAGAAATGAAATTAAATAACGCAAATGTATTCATAAACTTCGTCTTTGAACTGCATCTTATTATACTGTTTACTTTACCGTTAGTATATTTTGATTTTCAATTTTTGAGGTTTTGGAGATCATTGTCAATTTTAAAGTATTGTGTGTATGCAGTCTATATTAATGATAAGGAAATTGACTTAACGAAGCGAAAGTATTTTTTAATCATTATTTTATGCTATATATTTTCAATTTTTTTATATGAGATTTTATATTTAAGATTTGAGAATGTTTTTGAATTAATACTTAAAAATAATTGGTTATTGCCTTAGGAGGTTTAAAAGTGGTAAACGGATTTTTATATATACTGGCAGCGAATTTTATTAATCTATTAATTTCTTTGATAAACGGATTTGTGCTGCCGAAGTATTTAGCAGTTGAAACCTATGCTTTTATTAAGATGTTTCAATTATATATTCAATATATCGGCTTTTTCCATTTGGGATTTATCGACGGAGTTTATCTGGAAATCGGCGGTCAAAATATAAAAGACCTAAATAAAGAAAAGCTCAATTCTCAGATAATGTTCTTCTTGATTTTCCAAAGTATAATGAGTGCATTATCACTTTTAGTCGGTGTTATTATTAACGACAATATCTTTATTATATTCGCTTTAAATATCATACCGCTGAATTTAGCGACTTTATATAAATATATCTACCAAGCTACCGGTGAATTCAAAAGATACAGTAATATATTGAATCTTACTTCAATATTAACCCTTTCCGTAAACTTGATTTTATTGTTTGTATTTAAAGTACAGAATTATGTATTGTATTTGGCATTCACAAGTATTGTAAATATAATCATTGTTTTCATCATCAATAAAGGAATCAATCACTTTTTAACACTTCATTTCGCTTTCGGTTTTAATTTAAAGGAACAGTTTACTTATATATATAACGGTTTCTTTTTGATGATCGGAAATTTCTCATCAATTATTCTGACAAGTATGGATCGTTGGTTTGTGAAGCTTTTTCTTACAGTTCATGATTTTGCATACTATTCTTTCGCTATCAGCATAGAAACCCTAATTACTGCTTTTACAACTCCCGTTACCATAACGATGTATAACTATTTCTGTAATCATAATGATAATAAGAAAATCATTTTTATCAGGAATCTCTTACTATTGATAACCTCTTTGTTGATTTCATCAGCTTTTATAGTAAAGGGAATCATCGATATGTATCTGATGAAATATCACAGCTCTGTAAATGTAATATTTATCCTATTCGCAGCCCAATTCTTTTCAATCATTATCAAAGGGATCTATATAAATTTATATAAGGTTGAGAAAAAACAAAAGATATATTTTCAAAAAATGATATTCGTTGTTGTATTAGGTGCTGTGCTGAATGTACTGATGGGAAGCATCTGTAATACGATTGAGTCCTATGCACTCGCTACCTTGTTGTCGGTTATTGTTTTGTTGATCTTATGTTATTATGATTTTGCAAGTATCAGATATCGATTCAGTGATTTACTGTATATTACGATCAATATTCTTGCGTTTTTCTTTTTAGGATTTTATACAAACTTCATATTCGGGTTTATTGCATATATAGCTGTAGTGTTAGTTACTTCTTTTATTTGGCTGAATAAAGAAACGCTGTTTATTATCGGGAAAATATCGCTTTTATTTAAAAAGGTTTTTCAATAATCCAATGACTAGATCAAACTGCTTACGATAACAAAAAAAAGAAATGAAGGGTGTGCATTTCATTGAAAGAGTATTTTCAGTATGACTGTTTTGGTATCAAAAGCACGAGCATAAAGGATCAGATGCCGCAAATAAAGAGCAATTCAAATAATGAAATATAAAGCTGAGAAAGTAACTGCATTCATAAACAGATAGGAGGCTTATTATGAAAGGAATTATATTGGCAGGAGGAAGCGGGACTCGTCTTTATCCGCTGACAAAGGTAACCAGCAAACAGCTGTTGCCGATTTATGACAAACCGATGATTTATTATCCGATGAGTATTTTAATGAGTGCCGGAATCCGAGAGATTTTAATTATTTCTACTACGGATGATACTCCCAGGTTTAAAGAATTATTAGGTAACGGAAAACAATTCGGTATTTCTTTAAGCTATAAAGTTCAACCGTCACCGGACGGCTTAGCCCAAGCGTTCGTTTTGGGTGAGGAGTTCATCGGTAATGACAGTGTGGCAATGATATTAGGTGATAATATTTTCCACGGTCATGGCTTAACAAAACGCTTAAGAGCAGCTGCCTCAAAAGAAAACGGCGCTACTGTTTTCGGTTATTATGTAGAAGACCCTGAGCGTTTCGGTGTTGTTGAGTTTGATAAAGACGGCAAAGCAATTTCTTTAGAGGAAAAGCCTTTAAATCCAAAATCAAACTATGCGGTAACGGGACTGTATTTTTATGATAACAAGGTTGTAGAATATGCCAAAAGCCTTAAACCAAGTAACCGCGGTGAATTAGAAATCACTGATTTAAATAAGATATATCTAGAAAATAATGAGCTGGATGTCACCTTATTAGGAGATGGATTTACATGGTTGGATACCGGAACACATGAGTCTTTAGTGGATGCAACAAATTTCGTGAAAACGATCGAGGAACATCAGCATCGAAAAATCGCATGTTTAGAGGAGATTGCTTTTGATCACGGTTGGATTGATTCAGCACAATTAGAAAGAACCTATGAAATTTATAAAAAGAATCAATACGGTACATATTTGAAAAAAATTATGGATCGCAAATATATTGATAAAGGAGCAAAATAATGAAAGTGACAGAAACGACAATTCCGGGAGTATTGATTATTGAAACAGATGTATTCGGTGATCATAGAGGATACTTTACCGAAACGTATTCTAAAGCTAAGTATGAGCAGATGGGTATTCAAGCAGACTTTGTTCAAGACAATATGTCATTCAGTGCACAAAAAGGCACGCTTAGAGGCCTGCATTGGCAAAATCCCCCTTATGCGCAAGCGAAGCTGGTATCATGTACAAAGGGGGCAGTTATTGATGTGGCAGTTGATATTCGCAAAGGAAGTCCGACTTACGGAAAATGGGTTTCCACGGAATTAAGTGCAGAAAATCACAGACAGTTTTTTATCCCGCAAGGCTTCGCACATGGTTTTTTAACATTGACAGATGATGTTGAATTCAGATATAAGGTTGATAATGTCTATAACAAAGAATCTGAGGGTGGTATGCGTTATGATGATCCGACAGTGAATGTAGATTGGGGTACATTATTAAACGGCATCGAACCGGTATTAAGCGAAAAAGACAAGGACGGTCAAACATTAGAAGAAGCTAATAATCAATTTATATATGGAGGAACAGTACAATGAAAATACTGGTTACAGTAGGAGCAGGCTTTATCGGCGGAAACTTTGTGCACTTTATGGTCAATAAGTATCCCGATGATATGATCGTCAATTTAGATTTATTAACATATGCAGGTAATTTAGAAACATGCAAACAAGTAGAGAATAAACCGAATTATAAGTTTTATAAAGGTGATATTGCGGATCGTGCCTTTATTTTTTAATTGTTTGAAAAGGAGCAGTTTGATGTAGTGGTCAATTTCGCAGCGGAAAGCCATGTAGATCGAAGCATTGAAGACCCTGAAGTATTTGTGAGAACCAATGTAGTCGGAACAACAACTTTATTAGATGCTTGTGTAAAATACGGTATCAAACGATATCACCAGATATCTACCGATGAAGTATACGGTGATTTGCCCTTAGATCGGCCTGATTTATTTTTTACCGAAACAACGCCTTTGCATACATCGAGTCCGTATTCAAGCTCAAAGGCAAGTGCCGATTTATTTGTTTTGGCTTATCACAGAACATACGGATTGCCTGTCACAATCAGTAGATGTTCAAATAATTACGGTCCCTATCACTTCCCCGAAAAGCTGATTCCGTTAATGATTTCAAGAGCTTTAGCGAATGAAGCTTTGCCTGTTTACGGAACCGGTGAAAATGTAAGAGATTGGTTACACGTATACGATCATTGTACAGCGATTGATTTGATTATCAGAAACGGCAGAGTCGGTGAAGTGTATAATATCGGAGGTCATAATGAAAAAACAAATTCAGAGGTTGTGAAAACAATTTTAAAAGCATTAGATAAGCCTGAATCGTTGATTACCTATGTCGAAGATCGAAAAGGTCATGATTTAAGATATGCAATCGATCCTACAAAGCTCGAAACAGAGTTAGGTTGGAAACCAAAGTATAATTTTGACAGCGGAATGAAACAAACGATACAATGGTATTTAGCGAACAAAGAATGGTGGTTGAATATTTTATCCGGAGAATACCGTAATTATTTTCAAAAAATGTACATTGATAAAGGGAGAGTTGATGAATAATGAAAGTATTGGTAACCGGAGTCAAAGGACAATTAGGCTTTGATGTTGTAAATGAATGTAAGAAAAGAAATATTGATGCGATAGGTGTAGATATTGAGGAAATGGATATTACGAATTCTATGCAGGTATCCGCAGTGATAAAGAATGCGAATGTAGATGCAGTGATTCATTGTGCTGCGTGGACAGCAGTAGACAAGGCTGAGGATGAAGAGGAAGCATGCAGGAAAGTAAACAAAAACGGTACCGAAAACGTAGTAGCGGTATGTAGGGAATTAGATATCCCAATCATGTATTTTTCAACAGATTATGTGTTTGACGGACAAGGTGAAAAGCCTTGGAAAGAGTATGATCAAAGAAACCCTTTGAATGTTTACGGGCAAACAAAATATGAGGGGGAATTAGCAGTAGAGGCCTATCCAAAGCATTTTATCATTCGTATTTCTTGGGTATTCGGAGTAAACGGAAATAACTTTATTAAGACTATGCTTCGTTTAGGAAAAGAAAGAGGAGAAGTGAGTGTTGTCAATGATCAGATCGGATCTCCGACATATACATATGATTTAGCTGAATTATGTGTGGATATGATTATTACGGATAAATACGGAACCTACCACGCTTCCAATGAAGGGGTGTGTAGCTGGTATGACTTTGCGTGTGAAATATTTAAGCAGGCTGATTTGGATGTTAAGGTTACTCCGGTTGATTCGTCGAAATTTCCGGTCAAAGCAATCAGACCGAAAAACAGTCGAATGTCAAAAAGTGAACTTGATAGACAAGGATTTGATCGGTTACCCGTATGGCAAGATGCGTTAAACAGATATTTAAATAATTTTAAATAAGAAGCAGTACGTTCTCTGTTTGGAGAGTATTTGGTTGAAACTTCTATCAATATAGATATGATAAACCAGTGCTGCCTCCTATGGCGGATCAAGCAGATTATTCTGTTCACTTATGTTATAACTGTATCAAAAGCATTTGGGCTGTAATAGGCTTGAATGCTTTTTTTGTTTTAACGGCTTTTTATCCTGGATTGCGGAGTTATAGATCTAATCGATGACTGTCATTAAAAATCATAAACGAAATAATTATTTGTAATATGCGATTGACACATTACTAAAAGTAATGTATGATTATACCGGAGGTGGTGGTATGAAGCAAACGATCAAGCAGCTGCGAAGAAGCAAGGGTATCACGCAAAAGGACATGGCAGAAAGGCTGAATATGTCTTTATATGCTTATCGAAAGATCGAACAAAATCCTGCCGCATGTGAAATTAAGTCCCTGCTTGCGGTAGGAAATGTACTGAATGTACCGATAACCGATATTTTTTTATTTCATAACATTACAAATAGCAATAACCGACACAGTTAGGAGGAATTCATTGATGGCAGAATTTTTATTGGGCGTATTCACAGGCTTACTCAGTATGTGCGCATTTATCGCATACATGGCACATCAATACCGAAAGAAGTAAATGAGGTGAGACAATGCAGAAATTAAGAATCAGCAAGGAAGAAAGAGAAAGAATGTACATCAAAGAGGAATTGATGCGCTACTACATGTACAAGGATAAAATTCAGGAAATCCAAAACGACATCATACAATTCAAGCAGCACTACCAAGAAGTGCTCAACAACCCTCATATCGGCGGCAGTATCATCAATGTTCAAAAAAACAACAGCGAAAAACAAAATATCGTGATGCGCCTAGAATATCAGCTGGCCGACTTAGAAAGCACTTTGAAATACTATGAAAGCCGGATTGCGGAATTGGACCGATGGCTCAGTTCCTTGACCGATATTCAATATCAGATTGCGGTCGTATACATCTGCCAATACCAATGCAAGGACGCATACGGCGCATCACTGGAGCTCAACTATGCACAGGATACGATCAAAGCCTATACAGACCGTATTCTGAAGCGAATTCAAAAGAAGTTCAATAAAATTTTCTGAACAGTACACCGGGTGGGTACAAGAGTCATGCTAGAATGTTAGTGTGGAAGTACAGGGGAGAGATGACCTGTTACTCCACAACGATCTGATGCCGAATAAATAGGTATCGGAAAGCCTGTGTTTCTAAAAAACGCAGGCTGCAGACGCATGGCATTTAAGCGATTAAATGCTTTTTTTATTCAAGAAAAGAGGGAAAGCCATGAACGATCCGCCAAAAAGTTAAACAGCTTACAGTAATCAGAAGCAAGTGCAAGTCACTGTGCACCGGCAAAGACAAGCCCCTTCTCCAATGAAACAATGCGGATACTGAACCAATCACCGCTCAGCTTTGAACCCTGAAGCATGCACAAACAATACGCCTGTTTATCTAACTAAAGAAAAGGAACGCCGAACGCGGCAATCGTGCATATCAGGCTTCAAAAAGAGAAACGTCACATACGAAAAAATGAAGAATCAGCATCCGCCGAAAGCAACCAACGGCACATACACCGTTGAGAAACGAGACAGACAAAGCCAAACACAGCGAACGATGCCGCCAAAGGCAAGTGAACCACTGTAAGCAAACAAAGAAAAAAGAAAACCGGCAGGTCATATTCAGCCTGCACAAAAGAGGTATACCACATGATCAACAATGTTATTGACGCAATATGCAAAGCATTAAATGATGAATTCGGAAACGAATATACAATCTACATCAGACAAAAGCTGCAAAGCCCTGTTACACCTTGTTTTCTTGTATCAGGCGTAAGCCTTGAACAAAAGCGATATCAAGGAAAACGTCGTTATTGTCAATATACCTTTGAGATACAATACCTGCCATCAACACAAGCGCCGATTTCAGAGATTAATGCAGTGCTGCAGCGGATGTTTGAATGCTTAGAATATATCAACGAAGGTGAAAATATTCTGAGTGCAACAGGCAATAAAGCTGAAATCACAGACGAGGTATTACATTTTACGGTAAATTACAATTTCTTTACGATGAGCGATGATACAGCAGACTCCATGGAGCAGGCTGTAAGCAAAACAATAATGAAAGGGTGAGCGCGAATGGAAAAAACCAAAAAGCAAACGAAAAAAACGGAGCAGCAGGCTGCAAGATTCTCTAAAGAACAGATTTTAGCAGCGAAGGACTTCAAGCAATCAAGAGACGCATTACATATTCTCTTAGAGGAACAAAAAAGCTATACATTAACAGAGGTATCACAGATACTGGAAGGATTTATGAAAAGGAAGGTGCAATAATTATGGCTTTAGGAGGCGGAACATTTACAACGCAAAACAAGAAACTGCCGGGTGCATATATCAACTTCGCATCAGCGGCAAATGCAGAATCATCATTATCTGACAGAGGCTATGCCGCAATGGCATTTACATTAGACTGGGGTTGTGATAATGAGATATTTACCGTAACCAATGAACAATTCAAAAAGGATTCGGTGAAATTATTCGGCTATGAATACGGACATCCGAAAATGAAGGGTCTGCGTGAATTATTTTTGAATCTGAAAACCTTATACGCATATAAGCTGAATTCGTCAGGCGATAAGGCATCCAATGATTTCGCAGCTGCGAAATACTCCGGAGTACGCGGGAATGATTTGAAAATCGTAATTCGCAAAAATATCGATGATGAAACAAAATTCGATGTATTGACATATCTTGATGCTACACAGGTAGATGTGCAAAGCGTTGCGACGGCACAAGAGCTGATTCCCAATGACTTTGTTACATTTAAAAGCGATGCGGTTTTAGCTGAAACAGCCGCAACCCTGTTAAGCGGCGGCACCAACGGCACTGAAATCACTGCAGCCGAGCATCAGGCATTCTTGGACAAGGCAGAATCCTTTTCCTTTAATGCGATCGGTATCGTTAGTGAGGATGAAGCAATCAACAAGCTGTATTCAGAATACGCAAAGCGCATGCGAGATGAGCGCGGTGTGAAATTTCAAGCAGTCACATGGCATAATGCAGCGGATCATGAAGGTAGTATCAACGTCAAAAATGAAACAAAGGACGGCGATTTGGGCAAAGCCGGTCTGTGCTATTGGGTGTGCGGCTTGATCGCATCCTGTGAAGTAAACAAATCCAATACAAACAAGGTATATAACGGAGAGCTTACCATTAAAAGCGATTTTACACAGGCAGAGCTAAAGACATGTATCGACAGCGGTGAGTTCGTGTTACATCAGGTAGGCGCAAATCTTCGCGTTCTGTTGGATATCAATTCCTTAGTAACCACAGATGACAATAAGGGTGAAGTATTCAAGGACAATCAAACGATTCGTGTTATCGATGTAATTGCGAATGATGTTGCATCTTTGTTCAATGAACGCTATCTCGGAGTAGTTCCAAATGATAAGAGCGGACAGGTTTCTTTGTGGACAGATATTGTGAAAATCTTTAATGATCTGATGACAATACGCGCCATCGAAGACTTCACCGCTGATGATATTACAGTGGAACAGGGCGATACAAAGCGCTCTGTTGTAATTACAAGCGCATGTAATGTCGTAAATGCGATGGCACAGCTATATATGACTACAACAGTACAGTAAAGGAGAATGAATGAAATGGCAAATAAAAACATTACGATGAAGGCCAAGGATACCTTATCCGCTTCTTTGGCAGAATGCTTTGTGACAATTAAGGGCAAGCGCTATAACCTAATGCAGGCAATCAATTTAGAGGCTAAATTTGAGCGCAATAAAACCGAGGTGCCTTTATTAGGCAAAACCGGAAAAGGAAATCGTACTACCGGATGGAAGGGAACCGGTTCCGCAACGTTCCACTACAATACTTCTATTTTCCGTGAAATGATGCTGCAGTATAAAAATACCGGCGCGGACATCTATTTTGAAATTCAGATCACCAATGAAGACCCGACCTCAGCTGCAGGCAGACAAACAGTCGTTTTGATGGACTGCAATATCGACGGCGGTGTTCTGGCGAAATTTGACGCTGACGGTGAATATCTTGATGAAGAAATGGATTTCACATTTGAGGATTTTGAAATGCCTGAAAAATTCAAGCTTTTAAACGGCATGATTTAGAAACGGAGCGAATAAACTATGTCTAAATTTTCTAAATTTATGAAAGCCAACAAGGTAGTTCGAGCCAATACATTCTATCCCGCAACAGCATCACTTACCGATGAAAAGGGTAATCCGCTGGAATGGGAAATCCGTCCGTTGACGACCAAAGAGGTCGATCATATCCAAGATGAATGTACGATGGAAATTCCGACCGGTAAGCCTAATGTATTCCGTACTAAAATCAATGCTTCTAAATATATGAAGGGCTTGATTTGTGCATCAGTCGTTTTCCCTGATTTATATGATGTTGAGCTGCAGGATTCCTACGGAGTAAAAACACCGGAGGAGCTGCTTCAACAAATGATCGACGATCCGGGAGAATACAATGCTTTCGCATCATTCATCCAGAAATTCAATAATTTGGATAAAACACTTCAAGATAAGGTAGATACGGCAAAAAACTAATCAATGAAGGCGATAGTGAGGCTAATATAGCTTACTATTGCCTTCATAAATTGCATATTTTACCTTCTCAATATCTTGAGCTTGATGATAATGAAAAAGCTTTTATTATCGCTTCAATTGAAATAAGAAATGAAGCTGAAAAGAAAAAGCAGAAAGACATTGAAAGAAAGAATAAGAGGAGATAGTCTGATTCAGACTGTTTCTTCTTTTTACTTAGAAAGAAGGTGATTTTTATGAGCAGTCCGATAGAATTAAATCCTCCGGTAGTTTCTGCGAAACAAAGCTTGATAGAGGTTACCGAAAGTATCAAAGAGATAGTTGTATCGTGTGAAGTAGTGGAAAGAGCGTTTTCCATGAGTTTTCAGTGTAATGAGCTGCAGGCAGTTTGTCATATGGCAGAAAAGACGACCCATGCTTTAATGAGTATGAGTGAAGCATGTGAAATGGTACCGAGTGATATAACGGCAGGTCCTAAGAACGTCATCGATGCAGAATTTGCTGAAACTGATATTACGAAAGATGAAAATAAAGATAAGAAAGAGGAAGCTAAGAAACCTTCGTTAATGGACAAGGTCCAAGGAAAAGTGATAGGCTATGTGAATACGGAGAATGTCGGTAAGCTTATAAATCTGTCAGACCAATATCTGCAGACGACTGCCAAATTGAATATGATCGTTGATGACGGCGGAAGCGTAACCGCTCTGCAGGAGAAAATCTATGCTTCGGCACAGCAGTCAGGCATGGATTATATGAACGCTATGAGTGCAGTATCAGACCTTAAGCTGCAGACAGGAGCATTCAGTTCGAATGAGGATGCGATGGAGTTTGCGGGAATTATGAATATGGAGTTTTTGATGGGCGGAGCTTCACAGGAGCAGGCAAGCAGCCAGTTGTCCGCACTTACAGAGTCAATGAGCACGGGAATGATTTCCGACGGTATTTTAACTTCATTAGGCGAAACAACTCCGAGTGCCGTTTCTTCACTGGCAGGCTATTTGAGCGTTTCGAATGAAAAGCTGATGGAAATGGCAGCCAACGGTGAAATCACAGCCGGTATATTCAAGGATGCAATGCTGAGCTCGTCAGACGCAATCAGTGAACGCTTTTCGTCATTTCCGATGACATTTGAACAAATGTGGACAAGCATAAAAAACGGAGCTATGTTTGCGTTTCAGCCGGTTTTACAGAAAATCATTGAGATTGCGAACAGTCCTGCATTCGCGATGATCATAAACGGGGTAATAGCTGCGCTGAGTGTTGTCGGATCAATCGTTGCCGGCATACTGGAGCTTATTTCCTCTGTAGCCGGTTTTCTGTATGAAAATTGGTCATTTATCGGTCCGCTGCTTACTACGGCAGCAATCGCACTGGGTGTTTTCACTGCGGCCTTAGGTTTATATAGCTTGGCTGCCGGTATCTCAGCTATTGTATCGGGGACTGATGCGAGCGCAAAAACCGCAGATGCAGCCGCAACGGGTACCGCCACTATTGCGCAAAACGGCTTTAATCTTGCCTTGCTGACAAGCCCGGCGGGAATGTTCGCATTAATCGTAACTGCAATCGTATTGGCAGTTATGGCATTGTGTGAGTGGATTTCCAATCTGACAGGACTGTCAACCTCCGGCTTCGGTATTATCACAGGCGGTATCAATGTAGTTATTCAATTCTTCTGGAATCTTTGCCTAACCGTTGCCAATATCGCTATGGCAATATGGAACGCACTGTGTGCAGTAGCCAACAACATAAGAGTCGCATTCCATAATGCAATTTGTAACATCCAGTCATGGTGGTATGATTTATTGGCCACTGTATGTGAGGTTGTATCAGCAATTGCCGAGGAATTAAATAAAATTCCTTTTGTCGAAATCGATTATTCAGGTGTTGAAAACGCTGCACAGGATTATCGTGATAAAGCGTTAAAGGCAAGAAACAGCAAATAAGAATATTCAAACATCGGTTAGGAATTTGATAAAGGTATGCACACCTATGATGCGTACAAGGACGGTTGGATGGAAGAAGCATTTGCCTCCGGTGCCGCATGGGGCGACAGTGTTGTTGATAATATTTCCTCATCCTTTGACGGTTTATTCGGTTCAGGCGCAAAGCAGGAACAAGAGAGTCTACTTAAGAATCCGCAAAACGAAGATTTAAACAATCTTTTAAACGATTCGGCGATGAACTCAAATATTGCAGGAATAGCCGATAACACCTCAAATATCAAGGACTCCTTAGATATTACGCAAGAGGATCTGAAATACATGCGCGACTTGGCTGAACGTGACGCCATCAATCGCTTTACAACAGCCGAAATCAAGGTTGAAATGAACAACAGCAATCAAATCAACAGCACGATGGACCTTGACGGTATCGTCGATCATCTTTCCTTAAGGCTGAGAGAACAGATGGAAATCGCTGCGGAAGGAGTACACTGATATGTATAAATTTTATTTAGATAAAATGCTGCTGCCCGTTACACCGGCGAAAGCAGTAATGTCAATCAAAAATAAGAATAAGACCCTAGTGTTAATCAACGAGGGTGAAATCAACATCTTAAAAAATGCCGGACTTACCGAAATCAGCTTTACAGCGGAATTACCCTGTGTCAATCATTATCCGTTTGCGGTTTATCAAAACGGCTGGAAAGGGGCAGACCACTATTTAAAAAAGCTTGAAAATTTGAAAGCATCAAAAAAACCGTTTCAATTTATCATATCTCGCGTATACGGGAAAAAGCTTCTGTTCGATACCAATATCAAGGTATCGCTTGAGGATTATAAAATCAGTGAGGATGCCAAGGAAGGCGACTGCATATCAGTCGATATCACCCTTTTACAATATCGAGATTATGCGACAAAGACTGCAAAAATCAAGCTGAATACAAATAAACCGAAGCCGGTCGTCCGTAAAGAATCCAAGCCGCGTCCCATAAGCAAAAAAGCGGTCACAAAGGGCTGTACCGTGATCGTAAACGGACAGCTTCATCGCGATTCTTTTGGATCGGGTCCCGGACAATGGCGCAAAAATTTCAAGGGCAAGGTCAATTTCATCAACAACAAGGGCAGTCATCCTTACCATGTAACCGATTTGAACGGCGGCTGGCTGGGCTGGGTCGTCGCATCAGCCGTAACGGTGGTCTAAATGAGCGATGCAGTTGAATTAATCATCCAAAACGGTGATAAGGTATATGTACCGATCGTAGAGGAAGGCATCGAATGGTCCACCGAACGAAAAGGCGTCCCCGGGAAATTGAGCTTTAAAATACTTGATGACGGACACATCAATGTACAGGAAGGAAATGCAGTAAGATTCAGATATCATAATAAAAATATTTTCTACGGCTTTATCTTTCAAAAAAAGACAGATAAATCGAAGGAGCTTTCCATCACCTGTTACGATCAGCTTCGCTATTTAAAAAACAAAGAAACCTATGTATATTCGGGAAAAACAGCCGATGAGCTGATCAAAACAATAGCGGATGATTTTCACTTACAAACAGGAAAGCTTTGTGATACGAAATATCGCATTGCGAATCGAATTGAAGAGGATAAGGCATTGATCGATATGATTCAAAATGCTTTAGATATTACGCTTCAAAGCACCAAAAAGATATTTGTCTTATATGATGATTTCGGTAAAATCGCACTGAACAATATTGAGGATATGCGCTTAAATCTTTTGATTGATGAAGATACAAGTGAGGATTATGAATATTCATCCAGCATTGATTCAGATACCTATAATCAAATAAAGCTAGTATATGATAATGATAAGACCGGAAAAAGAGAGGTCTATCTCACACGGGATTCAAACAATATCAATCAGTGGGGACTGCTTCAATATTATGAAAAAATTGATGAAAAGACAAACGGCAAGGCAAAGGCAGATGCACTGCTCAACTTATACAATAAGAAAACAAAGTCGCTTCGTATAAACAGTG